CCGCCATCCGGCCGGAACCGAATGGCGGACGGGGAGGCAATTAGCCGTCACATTCCGGGAGCCGGTCCGTAAGATTGCCGACCGCACTCCGGTAACGCCAGCGAATCACCCGCTTGCCAGTATGCAGTGACTCCGGGCCGCGCGACTTGACCGCGCCGCAACGGGCGCAAGTCCAGCACTCGTCAACCCCGTGAGGCCGACCACTGCCGCCGGCGACTCCCTGGCGGGAATAGTTCCATTTGTGGTTTTTCATGGATTGCTGCGGGGTTATTGTTTCGCCGTAGCATAAGCCGCTTCGCCGTCAGCAGCGGCCATGCTGGAAACCGGGCCGAATGCCGTATGCCGCCCGTTACTCTGACGAATTCGTTTCTGCCATCCGCCTTTAGTTTTGCGGATTTGATGGTGATGGACTCCGCCGGCTGACGCCTGATCTTGCGCAACGTCGTAGGTGTAGCCGGTTGTCCTGTAGGTGTTCCAAGTGGTTTTTTTCATGGTGTTCTCTGTTTTGTTGAGCCGCCATCATCGGCGGCAGGGATATTTCCGCACGGTCCAGCATTTTGTCGCGGGCTTTTTTTACCGCGAATGCGTATTAAAATGTAGGTGATTAATCTCTGGACAGGGACACCTTGAGCCGTCCCCGAAACATCAACCGAACCGCCATCCATGAGAATCACCCACTCAACCCTAGTCGTCCACGCTCGCCGTCTCGTACTCGCCAAGCACAAAAACGCCCGCAACGTGAGAGCCGCGGACGGCTGGCAAGTTGTCGCCGGGAGCCAGTCATTCCCGCCGGCAGCGCGGACGGATCATGCCTGGGAAAATGCCGCCCGCGCCCTGTACGAAGTCACCGAATAATCCGAACCATAACCCATCAATCCACATAACCAATGGACAAGATCCCGTCACTAATCATCCGCGCCGCAACAGCTACAGCTAAACGCCGGTTCCCGAAAGTCCCCGCGGCCGAATGGATTCCTCTACTCGAAACCGCCGAAATCATGGCCATCAGGTTCGCGGGAATCATCGAAACCCGCCGGCCAACGCTCCCGAAGTCAGCCACCATGCTCAAGCTAATCCGTGAAGCCGGTAAACACCTGGCCTCCGAAGTCGCCGCAACCCTCGCCCGCAAGTAACCCATGAATTACGAAAAGGCATTCAACCAAGCCCTTGCCCGGCTGAAATCCGAATACCCGAACGAACCCCATTTCGAGCTTGTCCAATGGGCTCACGAAATAGCCTCCGAAAGACTGGCTCAATTCTCATCCGCTGCCGCATAATGAAACTTGTCTCAACTCCCATCCTCACCACCGAAACCGCAACGTGGCACGCTCGTATCCCGGAAGGGGCGCAAGACATACAAGCCCACTGGCACGGCCAGACAATCGCAGTCTCATACACGATCCACGGCAAGCGGTCCGGCGGATATGTCCACGGACCGAAAAGCAGCCAAACCCCGGAGCAATTCGCCGCGCTGAAACGGCGCATCGGCATTTAACAAGCAACCCAAAGAACCCCGGAAGCCCACAAGCTCCGGGGTTCTACGCGTACACGTATCGAAATAATCATGCGCAGTGTTTGACCGCTCGTATCATACAGTGCCAACACGGCACCAAAACATGAAAACCGCCATCCTCGAAGTAATCGCCGCATCCCTCGCAATCTCAGCCCTCGCCGCCATCCCGGTAGGCTACTGGCATACTGCCACCTACAACAGTCCCGGCATTCTCGCCGGATTCCTCGGGGCAATCGTCCTGGGATTCCTCGCCGCAATTGTCGCGCAGATCGCCGACTAATCGACAACCGAAACCATCAGCCAAACGAAAAAATGGACACCACTGCAAACACCACCGCAACGAAATACAAAATCGGGCAACGAGTCAGTCCGGTAGGCTACACCAAAAACGCCAAGTCCGGGACAATTACCGGAATCGTTCCGCCGTTCGGAACCGCGGGGGAATGGAGCTACAACATTCGCTGGAACGTAGCCGGCGAAGGGTGCGGATGGCGGGACGTTGACCTTAAGGCCGCGACCGTTACGCTGTTCATTCCGGTCAAATATTGATCCCGTCCGCAATGAGAACCCCGCACGAGATTATCAAAGCCGCCAAGAATTGCTGGCGCTATCTCCCGCCGCACGTAAAGGCGCGCGATACGTCGAAACACCTGATCGCCGTGATTGAGCTGGCAGAATCATTACTCGGCGCCGAGAAGCCGAAACCGTTCGGAGACTCGCCAAAGCAGGATGCGTAACGCGTAACGTCAAAGCAACCAACACAAGCCCGGAAGGCGAATACCTTCCGGGCTTTTCTGCGTACTGGTGACAGCGCAAGTAATGCAATCCAATTGCAGTAATGCGAACGGATGGCAGGGAACCGAAAAGAGGGAAGGGACCGCTTAATGCACAAACTTTGCGATTGAAGACAATTCATCGCGCCTGAGTTTCCGCGCACGCACCCAGCCGCGCCCACGAATGAAGCGAAACGACAAGAGCCAAGCCCTAAGCAGTCGAGCCCAGGAAATCCTGGATATGTTCGCCTCGATCCCTGTCGGCCTACTCCATGAGCGGGCGCTGGAGCTACTCAGCGCAACCCGGACGGTCTCCATGGGCCGTGACCGTGACGCGATACAGGAGCCAGACAACGCGGTCCGGCTCAAGGTATGGCAAACCATTGTCGAGCAACAAGCCGGCGCTGCCTCAAGCCGGCGACCTGTAGAGCCACCGGCCCCGCTGCTGGCTGAGGGTGACAAGCCGGTTCCGGGCAAGCTCAAGTCATAGGGGATTCCCCGATGCGTTTTGCATTACGGAGATTGTCGGAAGTTATTGGATGCGGTAATCTGCCGCTATTGGCTGCACTCTGCCGCTGATTGCGGCGCTCCATGCGGACAGGAGCCCTACGGAAATCCCCCTGATGCGCAAGGCACGTATCCGCGTCGCTCTGTAGCCTCGCCAGTGAGCGCGTAGGCTCTCGGAAGCATGACCAGTGCGGGCACGGGAGGCGAGGCGGCACAGTGGCGCACACGGGCAGGGGTGGCGGGGTAGGGGTAGGGGAGGGGGTTCGGCGTGGTGATGCGAATATTCCCACCACTTTCAAAAATTCCCTGTTCCTCCCACCTATGCGGTTACTGACTTGACGTTACTACGGAACTCATTGCGGACTCCTTTTTCGTACTCTGTACGCAGCTTACCGTTTCCTCCTGCGTTGGGAAGTAGCTCGATTGTCTCTTGTGGCAGCGAACCCGAGAGGCGTCCCTTTCTCCATGTCTGGAGCCACGATGACGACTTGGTGGACGAGTCCGCAGTCGCAGCATTGGAGTTTGAAGATTTCCCGGTTTTGAATGGTGAATCCAACTCCGTCGATTCTGACTGTGTAGATGGTGCGTTTCTTCATCTTGGTTCGTTCCCTTCTGAGTTACTGTGTCCGGATGGAATCCTTCTCTGTACGCAGAGAACCGGATGAGGTTTCCCTGCATCCGGTTGTGGGTGTTCAGGCGTGTTCCTTTGCCGGCGATTCGTCGAAGTAGGCTTTGATGAATTCCTTGTATTTCGGATCGTAAAGCTGGCGGCACATATCGGAAAGCGCTTCAAAAAGGATGCTCGACTGCCAGTAAACCTGAGCGTCCGGGCCGTCTTGTTTTACCTCCGTCTCCACGGCAGCGTGCTTCCTTTCGTTGTCGATGAAGGTTTCGATGACTCCGCGCATTTTCCATCCGCCTTCGCACTCGATGCGTTTAACGATGGCGATGAGTTCGTTTGGCTCTTCTGGAGACTTGGTTGTTTTGGCATCGGATTCCGGATTTGATTCTCCGTTAAACCGGCGTGCTTTTTTGAACGCTTCGGCTGCGAGATTCAGGACTTCCATCCTGGTTGGTGGTACTGTATTCATCTTGGCGTGCTGGTTGTTTGGTGTTGGGTGATCTTCCGGTTACTCCGGCTTGTATTTGAGGTAGTCGGCGTAGGTGAATCCCAGAATCGCAATTCCATTAAAATGAGACTCATCTGATCGTGGCTCACGACCGTTGTCGAGGTCGTGTTTTTTGCGGGACTCGATGATGCAGTGTGCCTGATGCGCAATTTCACGGAGCGACCTTTCGGCCTTCTGTGCGTTCTCTTTCCTGAGCGCCCATACGGCAACTCCGAGGTAAGCGATCCCGGCTACGATGAGGGATACAGGAACGGACCAGTGCCTGTCCGCGGTTGAGAGCGCGAGCAGGAATGCGATGGATGCGAGGTTGGCGATGCTTGATGATGTGGGTTTCATTTGGGTGTTTGGGTGAGTTCGTTACTGGGGACGGTATTTGTCTGAATCTGAATAGTCATCCGGCTTCAAGGATTCCAAGACTTTGATGATGCTGTCACGATCTTCTTCGGTGATTCGCTTCAAAAGGTATGTTTCTATGGCGTCCGTGACCTTGATCCCGTCTTCCGTTACTTCCGCAGTGGCGATCACGGCTTTGCCTTCCTTATTCCAGGCTGGGTCGAGGCCCATTACGGTCATTGGTTTTGCAGGAAGTCCGTGTTCCTGCGGCATCAGGTATCCATTCGGGGCCTCAAACACATGGATGATGTCGAGTGTCCGGAGTTCGACCCATTGGGAGTAAGGGCCGGTTGCTGGACTGATCCTGTGATACTCCCCGTCCGTGGTGATTTCCTGGACGGAGTATTCGATGATGTCGGTTCCTGATTTGACGAGGAATCGCTGTCCGGCTTTGAGTTCTTGGGTGTTCATGGTGGTGTGTTGGTGGTGATTCATTTCGAGATGCGCTTCGTGAATTCTCTGAGCGCTTTGCGTTCTTCATTGGTCATTTGCCGCTGCGGAAGAAGTTCCTCTTTGGATTTCTCATCTTTATCGGAAGCGGATACCCGTAGAATCCTGATTTCCCGTCCTTTGAATGATCCGGTGATGATGTACACCGGCAGCCAAACCGGAGCAGTGATGACGGTCCACTTGAGGAAGAAGAAGGCTGTGTAGGCGATGGCTGGGATGAGGAGCCAGTAGTAGAGCCATCCTTTGCTGAATACCTCGATGTCGTATTTCCAGAGGTCGTAGAGGGTTTGGGTGAGGTTGTTCATGGATTCTTATGCTGGCAACCTCCATTCTCCGGAGTCGTTCTTGTGGACGGTCTTGATGGTGGAGTCTTCGGCGACAATGATCCATCCCATGCCTTTTCTTGGGTTTCCCATGAGGTAGTATTGGGCTGTGCGGCATTTGTGGTTGAGTATCTTTTTGAGGACTTTGCCTGGCCTGAGTTCTGCCGGCTGGGATTTCTCCAGCCATTTTCCGAGATGGCGCAGGACTTCTCCGGCCGTGCCTGTGACGCCGACTCGTTCCCTGAACCTGTCGAGACAATGAGTAGTGACCCATTGGATGCCTTTGATTGGTCCGAATGGGATGCGGATACTGATGGCGGGTTGCTTCATGATTTCATTCTGGATACAACCAGGAGCCCGATGCCGGCGAGTGTTATGACGGCGATCATGGTGGCGTAGAAGAACACCTCGTTTCCGGATTTTGCCCTCAGTAGTCCGGTGACGAAGAATCCGAAATTGAAATACGCCAGCAAAATGACCGGCATCGGAATGCGTTTCTTTGGTTTCTTTCTCATGACTTTTGTTGATGTTTCCCGCAGGAATTCCGGTATCCTTCTGGAGTAGGATCGCCGCAGGTTGCGGGTTGTTTGCAGGCCGGTTCGTCGCAACAGATAGGCCAGGTGCTTTGGAGACGGACGGATGTTTCGTTCTTCTCGGGAACCGGGAAGCATTCGGCTCCGGCTGCGAGGGAATACCAGGCAATTTCAATGATGGCTGTTTCCTGAGCCAAAATCTCGATATTGCGGGTGATGGTGGGTTTCTCGGGGATTTCCTGGTTCATGTGCATTTGATTAAAATCACTCAGCCTCCCAGTCCTGAATCAGGATGTGCTCGAAGCCGTCCGCGTCCAGTTCCTCGGAGCCTTTTAGGTCTTCGATGATACTGAGGATCACTCCCTGTTCCTGTGTGCGAGTGTGCGGGTAGGCGATTTGGTGGGCTTTCTGGTTGGTGAGAGCGACGCCGAGAAGTTCCTGCGTTCGGTCGTAGCCTTCAAGGTAACGGACTTTGGTGACGGTGTAGATGGTCATGGCTACGAGTTTGGTTGGTGTTTTGACAGTGCGACCGGAAGCGCAGGCTCCCACGCCTCGATGATTTCCAGCAGCGCTCCCCACGCCAGCGGAGTGAACTTCATACTGTCGTCCAGGAGTCCTTCAATTGCGGTGAGCGTGGATTTCCATCCAGCGATGGCGGTTTTCGCGCAGTTTCCATGCAACAGTTCGGATGGCGATAATTGCCATTCCAGGAACCGCTTGATGGTTTTGAGCTTCTTTTCCGCTTCTTTTGGAGTCATTCACACGAGTATCACCCTGACTCCGAGATGCGAATACGCGTACGCGGAATCAGAATGGAATCTCCTCTTCAAAGTCGGTGGCGGTGATGTTTGGGCCGAACCGATTGTGCTCGATGGGAGGAAGCGGATCGGACGGATCATGCGGCTCCATTCCCTTGATGGCAAACACCGGGAGTTCCGGGTCGCGCTCCAGTGGTGACGGGCCGGTTTTCCACCCTAGCTTTTTTTGGCTCTTTGTAGAAACTCCTTCTTTAGTATGGTGCTGAAGTACCGCGTGCGGTATAACACAACGCGGTAATTCTGACAAAAACAGCGGATTGTCCGATACAAACCATGTCCCTTCGCCGAACTTTCCGATCTTTTCAGGCTGGTAAAAGTGGACGTATCCCGCCTTCCGGAGTTCGTTCAGAATCTTGCGGACCGTGTGGGTTTTCGCGGTCCCCTTGTTCACCAGGTCGGTGACGCGGACCTTCCAGTTCTTCGGTTTTCCAAGCAGGTAAAGCAGCATTCCTCTTGCCTCCCATGAAAGCGTCTTGTCCTCTGCCAGCTTCTTCCGGATGATCGTAAACCGCTCCCCTTTCTTCCGCGTGGAAATGATGGTTGGTGGATTGACAGTTCGATCCTGTTGATGTTTCCTTCCGAAGGGTTCACTCATAGCGATAGATGGGTTGAATTCAGGGCGGCGTTTCCCTGCAAGGAGGCGCCGCCCGCTTCATTTTCCCGTCTGGCGCCCCAAAGTCAAACTCCGAATCCGCGTTCGCGTATTTGCGGACGGGGCGGATGGTGGCAAATGTCCTGGATGAGCATCAAATCCAAATCGACAACAGAGGCGATCAATATCATTTTCGACGGACCGCCAGGGCCTGAATCCGGTCGGTTCGTTGAAGTCGAGACGGATGGTGGATATGGTGTCAATGCTGGTGAATGGATCGAGCGGACGGATGGGCTGTGGGCGCTTCGGATTACGGATTTGCCTAAAGCTCACGAATCGGAATTCCGTCGTCGCATAAAAACAGGCTACAGGATCGCCTCAATACTGTGGGCGTTCGCAGCAGGAGCGGCATTCGTCATCGCAATCGAATGCGCGGGTGATGGCGAGCCTTACTGGTATCCAGCTTTGATGTGTCCGCTTGCGCTGATTATGGCGATTGTGACTCAGGACAGGAACCAGAGCAGAAAGCCATGAACGAATTCAATCCAATCCTCCTGACCGTATCAGCCAACGTCCGCCACTGGGAAGACGCCACGGTTAATTGCGTCGAGGACACCGACGGCGAACTGATCCCGCTCAAAATTGATGAGTGCTGGAATCCGACGATTGATCTGGCTACCGGCCGAATCCACTGGTGGCCAATCGGAACCACGGCGAGCATCCACTACAAAGTCTGCGATGCCGGCGAATACTGGGTGAAGGATGACAATGGGACCAAGTGGAAATACCGCGACGACTACGTTCCGGGCTTTTTATCGGTCGGCGATGATGGCTACGGCGACTACATCATCATGAAAGTCAACGAGGACGGGTTCATTCATGGATGGAAGAAGCCAAACCTTGATCCTTCCGAGTGGAATGTGGATTACTCTTGATCTCTCAACCAGAACCAAAACACAATGTATGAATGCCACTACTGCCAAGCAATCAGCCACAATCCCCACGATGCACACCACCGATACTGCCATTTCTGCCGGTCCTTCGATACAGATGCGGATCGACAGCTTCGTAAAGAAATACTTGGGAGAAGCGAATTCGGACGCTGGCTCTCAAAGCATTGCTACGGCAGCGACTCTGAGGAACCTTGGCTTCAAGACCTGTGCAAACTCACGGTATGCGGACTTTTTGGAGGCTTTCCGCAGCAACCCGCGCCTCTCCAGCGAGTATGCCGAAAAATACCCAGCCTGCTGTTTCCTTCCGTGGGCCGCTTTCCACAAACTTCGCGTCGCACTAAACTTGTGGTGCGACTTGCCCGAGCACTATGCCGGCGCAGTGCCGCCGGAGCAGATTCCGTGGATGGAGGTTTTTGAGTTGCAGGAACAGCACAAGCCATGGTTTGCGGGCGTGGCAAAGCTGCTCCAGCTTTCTGACAGTCGGATTATCCCTCTCCAGGAGTTTATTGAGCGCGAGCGATCCGCCGCGAGAAACATGCAACTGTTCGTGAGTTCGTTCTTTGTCCTCGCTCCACCGGAGGCATTCTCGACCAAAAAGGACTTCATCGCGAGGTTCCTGGAGTCTTTTGCTGATACGAAGAAGGCAAACCCGCCGGACGATCCATTGGTAATCCGGTTCTGCCAAGGAGGATGTCTTGTCGTTGCGGCATGGGGAGATGAGGCGGCGTATCTTAACCAGGCCGTAAAGGAGCTGAATCTATGACCTACATCCCACCATTTGAACTGGCGCTCATCCGCTGGTCCGTCATCTGCATCCGCTGGAATGATTTCTCATCCGGGAGCCATCCGAATCTGACCGCGTTCCTCGGAGGATGGGGATCAAGATGCGTTGGGTTGCCGATTCCGGACAAGATGGAATGCCTTGCCGATTCTTTCCGGTCCGGATGGGTTGAGGCGGATACCACCATCGCAATTGAACTCCAGAACAGAAAGCCATGAACACCGAAGCACAAAAGAACCTTATTCGCGGCTTGAAGGCAATGCTCAAATGGGGAAACGGCCCATCCGGAGGCGGAGGAACCATTGATGATTACTCAAACGGCAGGCGAGAGGCCGAGGACCGAATGAGAGCCGAGCTACGCAGGCTGCTCAAGGAGTTTGAATTAGCGTCAAATCGCGACATGAAATCAGAATGAAAACTCCCGACCAAATCAAGCCAAACTAATGTATCCCGATCTTGCGGCGATCTTTCAACGTCATGGCTATGCGCTCGCCGTTCACGGCAGCCTTGCCCGTGATTTTGATTTGATTGCTGTCGCATGGGCGGTTGAGGTGTCTGAACCGTCAGCGGTATTGGATGCGGTTATTGAGAAATTCGCCGTGACCGTCAGTCCTGATTCTCCCGCCGTCAGAAACCACGGACGAAAAGCCTACACGCTTATTTGCGGCTTCGGAAACTGCCAGATGGACGTGTCTTTCCTTCCGCGATTTAATGGCCCGTCGTGGCAATGCGACCTCGGCAACGGCGAGTGGGAGCAGCCCCGGTTCATTGACGGCCCGAAACGGTGCGCCAAAAATGGATGGTTTGATGGTTCACCGCAAGTTGCCGAGATTGGCGGCAGGCTGGTGCAATCTGCCGAAGCGTTCCCTCTGTTGCGCCGGGAGCGAATACCGGGGCGCGTACGGCCCTGCCCGAAACCCTGCTTGGCCTACAGGAGCGGCGACAGCAACCGGAGTCCAAAGACCGCAGCGCAGCGACCGGCCAGTGATGCGCCACACGCTGGCCAGGGGGTGGCGGGGTGCCCCTGGGGAGGGGGGATCGCTGCACACGAAGGATTTTATAGCAGGCCCGGAAAAATTTGCTCACGAAAATCGCCCGGCAGCCATTTCCTTGACAATCTGGTGGCACAGGGGTTTCGTCGTTCTATGGACGATAAAACTAATCCAATTCAGGAAAACGCAGCGCATTCCTTCTGCAATGCCACCCCGCTCAAGAGATACACTCTGATTGTGGATCATTTCCTACCAGATGGAGGGCGACATCTCGAATCCATTTCCGCAGTTTGGAGTTCTCATGATGGTCAAATCCTGTCACATCAAGAAGCGTGCGCGGAGATAGAGCGGCTGCGGCACTACCCTTACGACGGTCGAACCGAATACGGACAGGATTGGTCTGCGGCATCAAGATTAGAGAACCACTTTCATCGTTACAGTATACCTCATGCGAAAGCTGAATTTCTACCCACGGATCATCATTTTGGGAAGCTACAAGAACTCTCGCGGAAACTATCGGATGGTCAATCCCGCCAACGATTAGGCGGGCTTGATTAAGCGCCTGCGGTAAAGTAATTCATCATCCGTTCACTAGAAATGACCGAATACGGTTTTGCGCCCCAAGTCAGGGTCCATGGACTTCCGGGTTTATGGGTGATAGCGGATAGCTGCCCTCCTGTCATGGCTCCGTAGCCATTCCAAACGGCTTTGATGATAGATGCCTCGTTGGAATCAGGCGGTACCGGCGGAGATACTGTCACCGCCTTCCTATCAATTGGAGACCCCTTAAACTCTTCAAATTCCTTGTAAACCTTTGGCAGCACAGGCCCCCATTGCCAAGCGTGGATATTGTGATACGTTAACGGCCTTTCCTCCAACGCCAGGGAAAATCCTTGGGCAAAGTACACGAGCTTTTGTAACTGCATATTCGTCAGCTTTGCGCTATCACTGTCAGCCAATTCCAAGAAAGCATTGGCCACCTGGAGGGAATCGTAGGGCATCGTTTTCAGTTCTTTTAAGACCAGTTACGCCATCTGAAACCCGGAGTCAACCGGGCGCTTACGGCCTAAAACGGACCCACCCGAAGCCGCACGGCGCTTCGTCGGGATAGAGCGGGACGATGCATACTTCGCAATTGCCAAGAAACGCATCGAAGACGCACACGCTTCTTTGTCTTCGCCCAACAGCAGTATCAGCAACGAGTCACCGTAATATCACCCGAATGACCATTAGCATCGACTACGACCGGACCTGGACCGCTGACCCTGATCTATGGCGAAAGTTCTACTACGACGCCAAAGAACGCGGGCATCGGGTGATTATCGCCACGAACCGGAAGGAATGGTCGGACGACATGAAGCGTGGCGCTATCCCGGATGACCTGTCGATTTACTTCTGCGGCGGGAAACTCAAGGAATCCCACATGCGCAGTCTCGGTGTATCGGTCGATGTCTGGATTGATGACATGCCTGGGACCGTGCAGGATACGAGGATTCTGGGTGGGGAGCTATGACTTTGCAATCTTCCTCCGGTAAAACTCCGCAATCAGGGCCGCGTCGATCAGCCCGGTGTGCGGCGTGCTGCGCCGAGTGGACGGCAACCACGTCTCATCCGGCCAAAGCTGATTCGCCAGTTTCAGCGCCGCCTGCTTCGTTTCTCCTTGTGGCAACCGGCCGAACATCGCTCGCTGCCATGAGTCCTTCGGGTTCCCGGATCGGACGCGGATTATCTGATTGTTGGTGATGTCTGTTCCTGCGGTGATGGCACCGACCAGAATCCCGTAGCTGGTGGCCATGGAACGCATGGTACTGGCCCTGTTGGCGTGTTTTGGGCATTCCTCCAATGCGATCACGGTTGGATGCCCGTTGGTCATTCTCCGAATCCAGCCAGCAACCTCATCACCGTCGATTTCCCTGCACGATTTCAGAACCGGCATCGGAAGGCTGGCGATCAGACACCCGGCTCCCTGCGGATTCACGGTGGTCGAGATGGCGACCAGGCCACCCGTCAGTCCGTTGTCTATACCGATCACAATGTCTGGGGTCATTTCCGCATTTCCTTTGGAATTCTCTGTCCGCAGCATTTGCATCGCTCAACCAGCGGCGGTGGAACGTATGGCGGTTTTTTATGTGAAATCCCAAAAACCCCGCAGAGAAACGCGAATGTATCATGGCCGGCGTTCCGAATCCTAAGAAACGAACGATCTTCCAGCATCGACCTTAGCTTTCCGATGTCCACGCTTACGTTGCCGTCGTGCCTTTTATGGAGCCATGAGTCGTCGTAAGAAAGCACGGGAGAGTAGCCGTCCACCAAGCCGGCAGAGTAAATAGCCATTCCGGCCCGATGCCCGACGCCTTTCGTTGCTCTGATTGCTTGGATCAATTCGGCAACCGTTGGCATTTTCTGTTCGCTGGAATTCATATCCGAGTCGCCTCCTTCTCTTCCTTGCTGAGCATGAGTGGGTGTTCGGTGCAAATGGAGATAATCTTCGCCATCAGCGGATTGATTTGCTCGTCGTGAATCTGTTCTTTGGTCATGCCAATCACATCCGTCATTGCTTCCCTATGGCAAATCCCTACGAATACGCAAATACGTAATCAGAACGCCTTGAACGAATGAAGCATAGACGGACTCGTAGCCTCATCATGAGTGAGCTTATCAGCATACCAAAAGACCGGGTGATGAAATCTTGGCTGGAACGAGCCAAGGCGCAGTCACTGCCATCCAACGTCCTCCAGTTCATCATCCGATCCGGAAAGGCATCTGCCGGCAAAGACATCAGCATCGACAAGAGCCAAATCCACGAAGCCCGCGCCGCGGTGGAATTCCTCAAGGACTGCGAGAAAGCTGGCGGTCGGATGAAGAGGATCATGGCTGCGATCAAAAAGCACCACCGCGATGAGCGGGAAGCCGAGAACAAACGAAAGGTCGCAGCGATTGTGAATGAAATCACCGCCTCAAAGAAGAACTCTCAGCACATCCCGGCGTTCTCGACAAAAGACCCGATTCGCCATGAGGCGCTGTGCCAATGCGAGCAGAAAAAGATCATCGTTCGCCGTGAATGGCAAGGCGGCGCTCACCCATACTTCTACGTTCGCTCATGAAACTCCCGCTCTCGCCAGAACAGCAGGCTTGGATGCAAAGCCAGAACGCTCCCCGCAAAGGAACGGCCATGCACGACCGTGGAAAGCAGTGCCTCGATTGCATTCACATGCGGGAACATCCGATCAACGACCATGTTCTGTGCGGACAAAGGAAGCCGAACATCAAAACCAAGCGGACCAACACCTGTAACCTCTTTCAGAAACGATGACAGCCGAACAATTTAACGCCATCGCCTCAGAGTTTGATCTTTCGACATCGGACTTTGAGTTCTACGACGACGACAAGATGATTGAGGCCATTGTGTTCAAGAAAAGCCCTTCGATTATCTCAAGTCTAAAAGAGATGTCCGCGAAGTGTTCGAGAAACGGCGGCGTCGCAATGGTTACTCTGTTTTCGCCGTGCGGGAAAATGGCTGGAATCGCACAGTATTTTTCCGGGTGGCCAGACGAAACTGATAACGGATGGACGTTCATTTCGCTTACTCATCCAAACTGCCAGGTGATTATGACCTTGATGATGCCGCAGATTATGGCTGCCTTTGCGACGAGTGAAGTCAAGCTCGCGATAATTTCTGATTTACCTGGAAGTAATTAAGATGAAACCATACCGAATGTACGTCATCGCCACTCCGGATGGGGCGCATGTGAAGTTTCTGATTCACGCTCGCAGCAAGGACTGCATTGAAGCCTTCAACAAATGGTCTTCGATCAACTGGAAGGAATGGCGCAAGGCCGGCTGGAAATGCGTTCCGGTGATGGTCCATCCTCAATCCAAGTGACTGTCACGACCAAATCCAATACGCCAACGCGGAACTGTCCACTGCCGGAACCGTGAGCTACCATGGCGACCACTACCAACGAAACCTGAAACCCATGCCTGAATCTGATCCCACTCCCCCACGGTGGCCGCTCGACGCCGCACTTGAGATTATTATTGCCTTTAGCCAAGCCGCCGAACAGCGCTTTGGTGCCAACTCCATTCACGGAATCCTGAAAGACTTGAGTGTCGTGAAGCTCGGGCAGATCATCTGCAAGCACGCCCCTCCAGACTCCATCAAGCCGCAGACACAGTTCATCGACCGGACTGCACCGCCGGCAAAGATCACAATCGTGGGCAAAGAGGAAGCCGATGCCGCCTTCAACACGGTTAAGTTGCGGGAATACGTCGAGTCCGGAAGGCGGTCCGTAGCGCAGTGCGCGAAGAGGTTTGGCGTGTCCGAGATTGCCATTGAGATGAAGGTAAACGTACCGGATTCCTACATGAAGCTGGACGAGGACACCGGGATGATTCGGCCGTGCCGGCGCCGCGGGAGTAAGCGCGAGTAGAAAACGACCAGCCCACCGACTTCCATTTCTTTTGCCGCCAAATACGCGAACAAGTATTCACCATGATTGACCCAGACAAAGACATCCGATGGAGAACGGCCGGAACAGATGACACCGGAAAATCGGTATCTGTGGAGAAACCATCGTGCCTGCCGACGCGGGCGGTTGAGGGTGTAAACCCCTCTGGAGACGGCGCCTGATTTTTATGGACGACGACGAACAAGACTACATTGCGACGCTGGAACGCACGCAGATTCCCGAGGATCATCCGCTGATTCTTCATTTGATCGCTGAAATGCAATTGATGATGCTTGTATGACAACCGTCTTCTCCTTCAACCGCTGGCCAGAGTCCGAGATTCTTGCGTTCGTCCCGAGGCTCATCAAGATCGCGATCAAAGACCCTGGAGCTTTCGTGAGCGACGACAAGGGCCGGCAGAAGTTCGCACACTTCCCCGTCGATGAGCCGGAACTGATCCCGGACTTCTTTCTCGCTGCCGGATTTGAGATGCTGGACGCACTCAAGATTGCTGCTGTGATGGAGGGCAAGAAGATGCCGATGGATGTGAAGGAGGAAACCTACTATCGGAGGCGCCAGCAGAAAAAGAAGAAAGCCCGGACAGCAGCAGTATTCCGTCACCGGTAAGCTCAAGGATGATGGTCCTTCGGTTCTGGTCGCACCGTCTGTTGGTGATGAGTCCATAGAGTTCAAGGACTCCGCAGATTTGGCTGACCGCAGACTTAGTGAGCTTTGTCTGCTCTGCGATTTGAGACTGGCAGAGGCTCTTGCTGATGCACTCAAGTACGGCGACCTGGGAAAGCGTGTTGAGTCCAGCGTCCGTGCATCGCCGCCAGAGCGAGGTAAGCGGCAGATTTAACGACTGTGGTAAGTTGAACATATTGATACGTAAACACGTATCCAAAGCGCGATCATGTGCAAATGGTGGGTTTCACCAACCAAACCCCATAGCCTACCATGCCTACAGTACCTCGCTCTCTCAACTCTTCCGTCGAAGGAATGGTCCACTCCAAGCTCGTCACCTTTACGGAGGACGCAACGAGCACGACTCACACCGGAACGGTTGCCATTCCGGCCGGATCGCAGATTCTTGACATCATCGTCTGGTCTTCGGTTCTTTGGTCTGATGACTCCGCAGCCATGATTGTTGGCGACGCCACCGATGACAATGGATGGTTTGAATCATTCCAACTGGACACCACTGATCTTGTGGTCGGCGAACGCCTCCAAGCCGCCTCAGATAACTTTTGGGGCGGCAAGCAAGGGGTTTATCTAACTACAGCCGGCCGATTCGGTCCGGCTACCGGTGATGGAATGGGTGGGTATTACGCCGCCGCTGGCAGCGTGATTGGCAAAATCACCGTGACCGGCCCATCAGCAACCGCCGGCCGCACGTTCATGAACGTGATCTACGCCACCCCGAGCACCGGAGCAGCTACCGCAGCCTAATCCTGAGCCAGTAAACCCAACAGAAAGGAACTTTCCTATGAACGGATTTGAAACCCCTCCGCACCCAATCGCATTTGAGGTATATGGACCGTCCCGTCCACGCATCCCGGTAGCCAGTACGCCGATTTCGATCACGACTGCGACGAAAACTCTGACAACCGAATACGCAAATCGGCCAACCCTGCTTAACAGGGCTGCCGGTATTGCCGTCACGCTCCCTGCCGCAACCGGCACCGGAGACGTTTACACGCTGATCGTGCTCGCCACGTTCACCGGAGCCGCGTCCATTGCTGTCGCTGACAGCACCGATTACATGATTGGTAATGCCAACATGGGGATCAATGGAGGCACGGCGGTTCCGCACCTATATCCAACTGCCAACACTGGCACACTGGCGACAGAATCGGACACCATTGATCTTCTCGGGACATCAAATTCCACTGGCGGCATCAAGGGTCAGGTCATCACGCTGATCGACATCGCCACTGACATTTGGAGCGTCCAGATTGTCGGTGACGCCGCCGGAACTGAGGCGTCTCCGTTCTCCGCTGCCGTGTAACCGCTTGTGCGTTGAGGCTGGCCGGGGGCTTTCGGGCTCCCGGCCTTTTTTGTGCCTGCGAGCGGCGCAATCCGCCTGGGCAGAATGCGCCAATGGCGGATGTCACTATTCCAGTTGCCCCAAATTTCATTTCTTCGCTGCCGTCGAACAACTGAATACCAGGCTGATTTTCTCAGAATTGACGAATACGCATTCGCGGATAGCCTGACGCTATGGAAATTCAGGAACGATCCGGAGAGTCACCAAGCCCGCCACCGTGGGACTACGATGCGTGGGGAGAAGATGCAGACGGCGAGATTTACCACAAGCTCTACGGAACTTGGTGGGAGCGGCGCATCCAATACACGCGCCTCTTCATCGAACTGGAATGCTTCCGGGTTGGCCGAAAAGAAGAAGACGGTGGACTTGGGAAATACGGGCACCTTCGGGAATGCGTCGAACTACTCTGGCGTCGGGATGAGAAAGGAAAGCTACTCAAAGACCCCAAAGTGGAATGGAACGAATGGGTCGAGAAGATGCTGGAAGAAGCCTGCAATCACCAGTTCCTCGCGGTGGCCGGCTGTTCGTCGTCCTGTAAGTCATTCTCCGGAGCGATCTACGGCATCTGCACATTCCTTTCGTGGCCCGCGGTGACATCAGTCCTAATGACATCAACATCCATCCAGGGCGCAAAGAAGCGGATTTGGAAGGCGGTCATCGAGCTTTGGAACGCGCTGCCAGAGGGAATCAAGAAGGACTACAAGATTCGGACCAGCCTGAACATGATCCAGTATATCCCTCCGGATGGATCAACACCTTCGGAGTCCGCTTCCATCAACCTGATCGCCGCGGAGCCAAAGCAGGAGGCGGGAGCGATGGGCAAGCTGATCGGGATCAAGGGCCAGCAGGTGCTCCTTATCGCAGACGAGTTGTGCGAGCTTTCTCCGTCGGTGCTGTCCGCCACCACGAACCTCATGTCGAACTCGGTGTTTCAGATGATCGCCATGAGCAATCCGAAGAACTACGAAGACCCGTTCGGCCGAATGTGTGAGCCGATTGCCGGTTGGGCATCCATTGATGAATCGACGTTTGAGTGGGACACGAAGTATGGGAAAGCGATCCGGTTCGATGTGCTCCAAAGCCCGAACTATCTCCAGAAGAAGAAGGTCTATCCCTACATGCTTTCCTACAAGGCCATCGAGAGCGAGCGCAAGAAGTGGGGAGAAAACAGCGCGATGTTCTTCCGGTTCTTCCGTGGGTTCTTCCCGATTCAGGGCGTGGAATCGGTCCTGTATTCGGACGTGGACTTCAATGCGTTCATGAAGAAAGAGGTCGAGTGGGGCAAGGATGCGCCAATCAAAGTGGCTGGGCTGGACCCTGCGTGGTCATCAAAAGGCGACCGGTCCATTCTCATGTGGGCTCTGTTTGGTAAGAACAAGGAAGGGCTCCACTGCCTGCAATACGTCGATCACATTGCGCTGGTCGAGGATGCGGCAAACAAGGAAACCCCGTTCACAATCCAGACTCGACAGCAGGTGGAAGCGCTGCTCAAACGGGAGGGAATCCATCCGAGCAACTTCGCTTTCGACAACACGGGTGGCATTGCCTACGGGGACATGCTGGTCCAGACGCTCGGCAGGGACGTTCTACGGGTGAACTTTGCCGGGAAGGCATCGGAGCGACCCGTATCCGCCACCGACCGAACGCCAGCTTCAAAGAAATACGGGAACCGGGTGTCTGAGCTTTGGGGTGTCGGGATCGAGTTCCTGCGCGGTGGGCAATTCGCTGGAATCCCGGATGACTTGAAGGCTGAGATGAAATCCCGTCGCTACGAGATGGTCAAAGGCGGTGACGGGGAGCGGATGGTCATGGAGCCCAAGAGCGAGATGCGGAATCGGACGGGGAAGAGTCCTGACCTAGCAGATGCGTTTATGATAATTACAGATTTGTGCCGCACGAAGTTCCATTTCTACTCCGAGGAACGCGGCCTCCAAGTCATGCCGGCTCCGGACATCGACAAGATGTACCGTGAAATCGACATCGTGGCACTCAGCAATCACGGTCAAGGGGACTGGGTTCCGTTGTCAGCTTGAATAGCTCTGAGAGGGCATGGGCTCTGCCTGCCTTGAACCCGGCCGAAAACGCTTCCAGCAACGAGCATCCGACAAGCAGTCCTGGATTATTCCTTATGTGCTCATCCCACCATTTGACGGCAGCTTCACCCGTAGGCTTGTCCAGTAGTGTCTCTTTGAATGAGGAAATGGTCATTTGGGATGCTGTCTCAAATCCCGCTCGTTGACCAATACGCATTCGCGTAATACTCTGGCGGATAATGAAGACCGTCACTCAGATCAACTCGGTGCTCTCAACCTACCTGCCAGCATCGGGAGGTGTATCGCCGTCCACCATGATTGGGATGCTGAACCAGGTGCTGCCGAGAATCTACGAGATGGGCGACTGGCAGGCTCTGCTGACCGAGTGGGAAGTGGACATTTCATCCGGGTATTTCTTCCTTCCTCCGGATTACGTCACCATCAACAGCGCGACAATCAACGGTGAGCCGGTTCAGATTCGCTCACTGTCCTACGAAACGCAGTATCCGGGAACTGGCCCGCTTTCCGGTGGCGTTGGGTCAGCCTACGGGTTCATCGACAAGGGGCTCGGGCCTCTCATGTCCGAGATTGCCACAGAAGGCGCAGATGAATTCCTGTTCACTTCCACGTCTTCGTTCTCATCCGGCGATACCGTGACCGTCACGTTCAACGATGCGGTTGAGGGACGGATTGAAGTCACGATCCCGCTGCACGCCATTTCCACGTCGATCACTTCGGCGTCCGATGCCGGAGGCGGGAATACAACCCTTGTCGTTTCCTCTACGACCGGCTTCGTGGCCAACATGGGCGTCACCATCACCAGCGGCGGAACCGGCTACAATGACACATGGCGTGTTGTATCGGTCACGGACGCGACTCATCTAGTGATTGCCAAAGCATTCACGGCAACGACCACCGGAACCGTCGCCAACGCCAAAGCCCTGTATCCGCCGTATCTCATCTCATCGGTCGAGAAGGTGGAATACGCCTCGCTCCCAGCCAAGGTGATGATGAAGGACGCGGATGACATCATCTACGCCATCCTTCCACCCGGAGACGGCATCAGCCAATACCGCCGGTTCAACTGCCCACAGGTTCCGGAAGACACCACGGAGGAATTCCTGGCCACATGCGTTGTGAAGCGGGCGTTCATTCCGCTCACGGCCAATTCGGATGCGGTCCACATTGACAACATTGCAGCCATCAAATCGGCCATCTTTGCGGTCATCTACGAGGACCGCGGAGAACTGGAGGCGGCGGACATCCAGTGGCAGAAGGCGAAGAAGTTCCTTGAGGACGAAACGTGGAACGTCCGCGGCGGCGTTCAGGAAACGCAGTCAGTCAATCCGTGGGGTGTCGGGATCAGCGGGATCAATGGGAGGTATTAGCAGCATCCGGCGTTCGGCATGATGTACACCTTCTTCTCGCCATTACCGCACTCCCGAACTTCATCAGGATTCTCAGTATCTTTGATGGCGCATCCAGGCTGTTCATTCGCCAGCCGGCGAGCCTCTGCCATCGAATTTGCAAAAACAACAACGCCGCCTTCTCGGTGATAGTTGTCGGAGCATTGTTCCACCTGGTTCCAGATATAGACGTTCATAGTCCGAAAAGTCGCCAGTTTTCGCATCATTGACAAATACGCATTCGCGTAGGATTACTGCCCGCAATGGTAGATCAATCCGCATTGGGGCTCGAAACCCTGGACGAGAAGACCTTAGAGGCACCGAAGACGGTAATCAAAAACCCGTCATCCGGCCGCAAGGTGTTCCACGAATTGCAGCAAAGGAACCGAAACCGGGTATGGCTGCTGTCGAAACACCAGGAATTACTGGACGGAGCACCGCCTTTTGACCAGCAAGTGCTTTTTGCGAACGGGCAGGGAGGAAGAACTAACGTGGACTTCGGTGATGCCAAAGCGGCTCACCAAAGCATGATGACAGGAGCCATCGACATGATGACTTCGGTGGAACGGCTGGCCCGCGTTCCACTCAAGCGGTCGGTGATTCCAGACGACGAGCAGCGCGAATCGCTCGTAAACACACTGTCGGACGAGCTTTCCAGAGCCATTCGGAACTGGGAGAACTGGAACGAACTGTATCAACGGACGGCGCACTTCTGTTTTGGCCACGGCGCTGCTGTCGTTCTGTTTGAGGATCAAGTGAACTGGCAGCCGCAGGTGACATGGCTGGCAGATTTCACGGTTCCGGAAGGCTCGCGGACATCCGAGAGCAAGATACCCGTAGCCGCCTTCCGCGAAGACAAGGAAGTTTACGAGCTTTACCGGTATATCCAGGATGAAGCCGCCGCGGAAGCGATGGGGTGGAACGTCGAGGAAGTGAAGAAGGCGATCCTGAAAGCAACTCCGGATTCATCCAACGAGGGCTATTCCATGTCCCGCTGGAACAAGGTTGTCGAAGAGCTTCGGAACAATTCGGTCGGCTCTTCCGCGGGAGGAAAGACAGCAAAGGTGAAGGTCTTCCACCTGTGGGCTCAGGAATACGACGGAACGGTGTCGAAGTATATCAGCACCATCCAGCCGTCATTTGAGGGCGTGGAAGAGAACGAGCCTTGGATGTATCAAAAGCAAGGGGCGTTCGATGAGATGCGGCGCTGCTTCATTTTCTTCACGAACGGCATCGGGACCAATGGAACGATCCATTCATGTTCTGGTCTTCTCCGTGACATTTACCCGCAGTGCCAGGCGCTGAACCGGTCCATGTGTACGATGATCGACTCTTCGGTCCTTTCGTGCGGGATTCCGATTCAGCCGACTTCTGATGGAGCCATTCCGCGAATGAAGATTGGCAATCTCGGCGGGCTCATGCCGATTCTGCCGTCTGCCGAGCATGGGATTGTGGTGACTCGCCCATTCCCGAATCCATCGCAGTCGATGATGCCAATCATCTCGGACTTCCGCGGAACCATCGGGAACCGAACCGGTCAATTCCAAGGGCAGCCTCCGTTCCAAGGCTCATCCGTAGAGCGCACGCGGACCGAAGTGCTCGCCACCATGGAGCAGCTTTCCAAGGTCGGCGCCACCCAGACGAATCTCTGGTATCCGCCGTATCAGCGCCTGCTTCGGGAAATAATTCGGCGCATGTGCGATCCGGCTTACTTCGGCAGCTACAACATTCCAGGTGGAGCGGAAGTAGCTCAACTGCACCGCCGGCTGGAAGAGCGAGGGTTCCCATTGGAGCTTCTGGAAGCTATCGAGTTTGACGACATCACAGCCGAGCGTGCAATTGGCGCAGGCTCTGGTTCTGCCAGAGCAGGGAAGCTGGTGCAACTCAACGAGATTGCCGGGGACTTTGATGACATCGGGAAATACAACCTGGTGCGCGACATGACGGCTGCGATTCTGGACGGCGACTATACGCTCGCTGACCGGTATAAGCCATCCCGTCCTGACTCCCGTCCGCCGATTGATACGCAGTTCGCGATTCTGGAAAATGCTCTCATGAAGCAGGGCATGGAGCCAACGATTCAGACGAATCAGCTTCACCTGCCGCATATTCGGGAGCACGCCACGTATCTTGGCGAGCTTGTCCAGTCCGTCGAATCAGGTCAGGAGGAAATGGACAACGTGGTGGAGCAAATGGTCATGGCCCATACGCACGGGACCGATCACCTGGAACTCGCGCAGACATCCAAGCTGGACGAACAGGAGGTCGCTCAATACCGCCAGTTGTTCCAGCAACTCGGGGAAATCGTCAATCAGGCGCTCCAGAAGTATATGGCCAAACGCCAGAAGGAACTGGCAGAGCAGCAGGACGCGCAGGCTGCCGGTGGCGAAGACCAGCAGGGAATGCCGGAAGAAAGCCCGCAGGTTCAGGAAAAGCTCATCACAGCCCGCCTCAAGCTGCAAGCGATGGCAGAGCAGCAGCGCCTCAAAGAGCAGTTCAAGGAGCGCGATGCTCAACAGGCGCTCACTCACAAACAGCAGGCATTCCAGCAGGACATGGCGCACAAAGACATGCGCAACGCCGCGGACATCATTGCTGACCATAAGAAGCTGGCGGCGACTCTCAGGGCCAAAGCCAACCTTCCTCGTCCCGGAGCCAATCCCGGAAAGAAGAAGTAACCGGTTTCCTCACACACAACCATGACACCAGAAACCCTACGCTCCCGATGGGACGCGCACCCGAATTGGAAACATGACTGGCAACAGTTCACCGAGTCCGACCTTTGGAAGCATCTCACTTCCATGGTCAGCACCGAAGCCTTGCGTGATGCCCGCCTGTTCAGTCCGCACATGGACGCTGACACCGCCGTCGCCCGCAAACTCATCAAATTGGACGGCATGGAGGCGGCAATCGACAAGCTGAACGCTGCGGCATTCGTGAAGAAGCCAGAGCCTCCGGAAGATGACGATTCGGCTAGATACAGAGAAATAGCCAACACCGTCTATGGCGGTCCGATCCCAGAATAACCCAACACACAACCTCAACACACACTCACCATGGAACCAGTTCCAACAATTGACGTTACGCTCTCGGATGGATTTCGCGGAGCACCGAATGGATTCTTCGCCCAGCTTCGCGGAGATGCGCCATCTCCATCCGAACCTGTCGCTGACGTGCCGGACAATATCATTCTGCCGTCTCAGCCCGATCCGGCGACTACGGACAAAGCCGCTGAACCGGAGGATGACACTCCCGCTCCAACACTCAAGAAGCCGAGCGAACTCAAGAAGGGTATTGAGGCACTACTTGGTGATGAACCGGCAACGGAAGAAAAGACCGCTGAACCGGAAGAGCCTGACGCTCCCGCGGATGCCACGACTCCGGAAGCGAAGGGCGCGTGGAAGAACATCAAGAACGAAGTCCGTGAACTGAAAAAGGAGCGCGAACGGCTGGTGAAGGAACTTGAATCCGCAAAGTCCATCAAGGACAGCGACCCGATCAAGTCAGAGGCTGAGACTCTTCGGAAACAAGTCGATGAACTGCGCGACAAGCTGGTGAAATACGACTTCCGGGAAGACCCGAAGTATGTCGCGGAGATTGGCAAGCCGCTGGAAACTGCCAAAGCGCAGATCGCAAAGCTCGCCAAGGCGTCAGAAATCGACGTTGGCGCCATCGAAGACGCCATCTACCAGAACGACGAGGGGAGGTTCCTCGAAAAGCTGGACGCTGCCATTGAGTCGCTTCCGGCATCCCGTCAGGCGATGATCACCAATGCAGCCGTTCAGGTTCGTGACTTGGAACTCAAAGCCGTAGCCATGGAGCAACAGGCTGGCGAGTTCATGAAGGCCGCGAACGAAGAGAAGTCCAAGCTGACTGAAAAGCAGCGGACCGAATCCCGCGCCGCTGAGATGCGGGCTGTTGCCGACTTGGAACCGGTTCTCAAGAAGGTCGCCGCCGCGTTCTCTATGGACGGTGAAGAGCCGGATGCCGCAGTGAAGGCAATTCTTTCCGAGGCGCAGCAAGCTCCATTCGATGAACTCGGTGCTTCCGAGAAAGCATTCTCCGTTGCCGCTGCCGCTATGGTTCCTCGCATGAGAGAGAAGATCAGCTACCTCGAAAAGCAACTCGCGCTCAAGGACAGGGCTATCTCACGTTACACCGGGGCCGCTCCGAAGACAGGAAGCGGCGCTCCGATTGCTGCAACTGCCCCAAGCGCAGAGCCGACATCGTTCTTCAAGTCGCTATTCGGAAAAGGAATCAACGAGTTCTGACCATCTTTCTCATTGTTGACAAATACGCAAACACGTATTCAATTGGAGGCGCGAGACTGAACTCGATTCAAATCAGAACCACCCGCGCTAACTCACCTTCCCGGCGCAAGAAGGAATCCAATGATCCGATAATCGCGAGGCGTTCACGCCATTCGCTGTCGGTCGAGCATTCAACCTTCCAGTCAGAACCCCACTCCAATGGCAGTTACTACCGTCCCGTCGCAAACAAGCGGCTCCGCATCCATCCAACAGCGTCTCGTTGCCGCCCAAGCCGGTCTTGGCAGCGACATCTACGAATACAACAAGGCTCGCTCCATCTGGGGTAACGCCATCTCCAGAGGCACGTTCCCGCCTGGTCAGACCGATCTTCTCAAGAGCATCATGTATCAGCGCGCTCGCGTTAATACCAACGGAGGTCGTGGAACATGGGCGTCTCACACCATGTATGGCCTGAGTTCCGCAACCGCCGGAAATTCGCCTCCCGATATTAGCACATCCCGCGGCCTCCCGCCGGTTTCCGTCGTGCAATCCAATGCGCTCATCCGGCAATACGGACTGGATTGGGGCGCCGTGGAATCCGAGAGGATTGACGTTCGGAACGAGGTCTTTAACGCGTTCGCTCAGAGGCAGTTTGAGAAGCAAATGGGCAAACTTGTCGAAGGCGCCGATGCGATGTGGGACTACAAGCAACGGGAAGCCTACTTCCGGCTGTGTAACAACAAGGTCGTTGTCGGTAAACCGGAGTCTGGTTCGTCCAACATCTTCGCCGACCTCGGAGTCAAGGCCCCTCAGACGCTCTCTGGAATGCTCCAGTATTCGCTGGCTCAACTCAATGCCACCGGATCGACCGTCGGCAGCGGTTACAGTACGAACCACTCGGTCCTGACGAACGGGATTCTCCAGCAGATGTATGAGCAGATGGCTCTTACGGACGCTTCCCGCGACTCTCGTCTCCGCGGCGCCGGCGGCATGGCCTCGTATCCGCTCGTCTGCTCTTCGGCGACCAGCGCCTACTTGCGGCGCGAGCCTGGCATCCGCGAAGACCTTCGCAACGGAGACGCCGGCAGCCTGCTCAAGGGCCTCGGGTTCAATACGTCGTTCCTCGGGTTCACGCACGTCATCGACAACCTCACGCCGCGGTTCACGCTGGCGCTCAATGGCTCCTACTACGACTTCACGGAAGTCCTGCCTTACGGCGACAACACCGGGACCATCAGCACGGCGTTTAGTTCGGCTGCCACTGCAAGCTCCGCTACGGCAACCACACTCACGGTCACGTCCTCGACTGGGATTGTTGCTGGCTCCGCTGTCGCCCTGTCGTCCGCAACCGCCGACTACGCCGGCACGTTCACTGTGCTATCGGTTGATTCGTCCACCACGATCACAATCGCGAAGGCATTCACCGCAACGGCGTCCGGTAATCTCGTCTCGCAGACCCTCGGACGGAATTACGACACGATCAATACGTCGTATCTCACCGCTCCGTATGAGATGAGCTTCATCCTGCACCCGCAGGTGATGCGGACGCTGACCATGCAGTATCCGACCAGTCTTGGCTCCGGGTCCAGCTTCGATCCGACCAAGAACATCGGCGACTTCAAGTGGATCAACGAATTCAACGAAGATACCAACCCGGATAAAACCATGGGGTATTTCCGCGGGATCATGGAATTCGCAGCGGAGCCCATGTACACGGAATATGGGTGGGCGATCATCCACCGTCGCGCCGACCCTGTTGTGCTCGCCTCGCCGACCGGCGGTGCCAGCGTCATCAGCGGACTCGGCCTCTGGGCATAATTAGACCGCCTTCGGTTCACGCGGGGCTGTTCCTTCACAGGGGGCAGCCCCGCTTTCGGTTACGCGAATGCGTATTTGCAAACTTACGCGAGCGCGGGATGGTTGGCGGTATGACATCCGAACGACCCAAACTGAGACGACGCCATGAATCACGATAACCCGCAATCAACTCCCGCCGCAGATGAACCCCAGACAGGTGGGCGGTCGTCTCCAGTGCTTTGTTCGGGCTTGAGCGCGTCCGAAGCAATGATTGGATGTTGCAACGGTTCCTGCCCGCACCCGAGCGACTGCGCTGTCCACAACGGAGAAGAGGCCGGCCCGTGTGACTGCGGGCATGACCTCAAAGCTGCGCATAGATACGTCGCATATGCTTGTCGTCTCGCTCGTATCCGTCTCGGACGCCTTCAAAGGAGGTTTCTGTCATGGCTAATCCCACGATTTTCGAGAGTGAGCAAAAATCCCATTCGTGACCAGGCTTGACATGACCTCCTTTCGTCTGGTAGCACCGAAGAACATCTTTGCCGGTTCTGGAAACCCCAACGGCATGAGGCTGCGCTGTGCGCGCAATGCCGCTGTAATGCAGCCCGAACGCACCAGCGCAGCAACGAGCCGCGAAAATCTCATGAATACGAACCACGAAAACCAAACAGGCGGCGAGTTAGCTGCCGCGCCTTGTTCTGCTGGAGATGCGCCCGAAGCACGCCAATCCAAAGCCAACCGACTTTTGCAGACAGTGCTTTCTGGGCAGAAATCAAATGCCGAGTCCGAAAAACGAGGACTTGAGATCCTCATGAGAATTACAGCAAGCCTTTCTGATAGTGAGTCCAAAGATGTTTTACGCGCGATCAGAAAGTGATTTAAGCTGATCCTCAATATTTCCAAGGCGCTCACTTAAGCATTCAAGGATTGAGCAAAAAACACGCGGAATCTTATCGTCGTCCGATCTTTCCCCAGTGCTTGATACAAAATGCTCTTCTTCAAGAAGCTCTCCAAGTTTTACGATCTTCTCTTCCATTATTTCCTGTGGTGATTGACTCATCCTCAACCCATCCAACATCAGAATGAACCAAGCCATCCCGCATCAGCGTATCAATGCAGTCCGCCACAGTGCAGCAGAACGCCCCAGCGCAGCAACGAGCCGCGAGAACCCCGAGCAAGCGGATTGCGCCGCGCAGACAGGCGGCGAGTTAGCTGCCGCGCCTTGTTCTGCAGGTGTTTGGTTTATGGGCGACATTGACCATAATTGGGGAGGTCGATACAATGAACTGGCGATGAATGTCGCGGCATCATACCGGACGATGCACGACAGCCTAAAGCCGTCGTGCATCATCGTGCGTGATAACGGGCAA